CGCAGCGGGGGCATTTCACGTAGACGTTCTCCGGCTTGACCAGCTTCCCGCTGACCAGCGCATAAAACCATTCAATACTGTATTTCATATCATCCCTCTTTTCTTTTCAGCTTCACGTGCAGTCTCTTCCAAGCGCACTCGTTGCAGAGGACTGCCGTACCGTACATATCGCCCAGACCATCGGCAAACACGCACGACAGGTCAACAGCGACCTCCTTGCCGCAGTCCGGGCAGGAGCAGAACACGTTCTCGCTGTTCAGCTCCACCTTAACCTCGACCTCAGAGGTCTTTTCCTTCACATAAAACATAACCATTCTCCCTTCACTCTTTGCCCCCAGATGTGGGGAGAGCATTCCTGCTCTACAACCCACTACAGAATCGGGAGCGTTTTGGACGAAACAATCAGTCCTTTTTATAAAACTCGCACTCGTACCCGTCCGCCCGCAGGAGCAGACCTTTTGCCCACGAAGGCGTTCGTTCCATCTGTCGGCAAACCTCATCAAGCGACATCCTGCGGTCTGCCTCAATAATCATTTCGTCGTGTATGTGACCGACGATAAAACAGTGCGACAGCGTCTGCATAGAGAACATAAGCAGATCACGGGCGACCGCCTGCACGATATTCTCGACAAACTTCGGACCGTAGCTCTCGATGCGCTCCCACTTCTTCGATGCACCGACACCCATATAGGTGACGGACTCGCCGCCGAACTGGTTCTCGCCGATCTGCGGGTGTGCGTAGCAGAGCTTTCTGCCGGAGGGCAGCGTAATGAACAACATCTTGCTCTGGTAGCTGAATTGCAATCCGTGTGTTTCTGTGGTGGTTTTCTGCTTTATCGTTTTTTTGACCGCATCATCGACAGCCCACCACAGCGCTGTAATATGCGGAGAAGCAGCCCGCCAGTCGTCCACGATCTTCTTCAGCTCTGCATCGGAAAGGTTCAGGGCATCGCCGCCCATCGCCTTCATCGCGCCCACGCTTCCGCCGTAACCGCAGGCAAGCTCCGCGACCTTGCCCTTCTGACGCAGTTCACCGTTAATGCCGTGCTTCACGACCGGAACACCAAACATCTTTGATGCCGACGCGCAGTAAATATCCGCGCCGTTCGCAAAAGCGTCCATGCGCCACTGCTCTCCGGCAATCCAAGCTATAACTCGCGCTTCAATCGCCGAGAAGTCCGCAACAATAAACTTATATCCCGGTCTGGGTACAAAAGCAGTGCGGATGAGCTGTGACAGCGTATCAGGCACATCCTCATAAAACATCTCGACCTCATCGTAGTAGCCGTACTTGACTGTATTTCTCGCTTCGGTCAGGTCAGGAATATGATTCTGCGGCAGGTTCTGCAACTGAATGATGCGTCCTGCCCAGCGTCCCGTGCGGGCAGCACCGTAAAAGCTGAACATTCCTCTCGCTCTGGAATCGGAACAGGCTGCCGTCTGCATCGCCTGATACTTTTTGACGCTGGATTTCGACAGCATAAGCCGCAGCTCCAGCACCGACTTCACCGGATCTTTCGCTGCCTTGAGCAGTTCCTTTACAGCCGCCTTGTCCAGACAGTCCGACTTATATCCCTGTTCGCCGAGCCACTCCAGAAGCTGATACACGGAATTCGGATTCTCAATGCCAGTAAGCCTGCGCATTTCCGACGACAGCGTTGCCTTCGCCTGTGCATCCAGCGTCAGCGCTGCCTCAACCAGTTCTATGTCAACACGGATGCCGCGATCGTTGATCTCCTGATCGAGATAAAACTGTTCCCAGATGAAATCCGGTACCGGGAAACGGGAAAGGCGCTGGTCGATTGCCAGTTCCGCCTCCACATCCTGCTTGTTGTAAGCCTTAAAGGTTTCCCATTTCTCAGGTGCATCGGCGGGTGTATGAAACTGTGGAACGCCGTCAACGGTATCATAGGGAACACAAAAATACTTGATGAGCGCCTTGCCATCCGGCATCTTCTGCTGTTCCAGCTTCAGAGCAGCACCGGCAGAGGCAAGCGTCGATGGTAGACCGAGCGTCCTGCAATGGATCATGGTACACTGCCAGCCGACCGGACTGAGATAATTGCCGACAGTGTCTTCATTGATGCTGTAGCTGCGGAAGATCTGCGGATACTCTTCGCGCAGATATCTGGAAAGACATACGCGCTCAAATTGCACGTTGAATGCCCGCTTGATTACCGATTCATCGGCGAGTGCAGAAAGAATTTCATCCGGGACACGGTCGCCGTTCGCCAGATCGTAGAGCTGCACTGCACCGTCATCCACAGCCACGCTCATCAGCGTGATAGCAAAATACGGAGAATCGGCATAAGCGTACACACCACACTTGGTGATGTCACGGTCACTCCGAGTCTCCAGATCGATTTCTATGTTTTTCATGGTTACACATCCTTAAACCCACCCGGACGGTATCCCGTCAGTCGCCCTCCCGACATTGCGTTGTTATTTCTTACGGTTCTTGAAGGTGTCGATCAGAATAGTGATCGAGATGGTTGTCCAGCAGAGCATCATAATGCAGCCGGACACACCCATAATCATCGTGAATACTGTATTCATACCGTCACCTCACGAAAGGAAATCGTCGTCGTCATCGTCCATGTCTGCGAAATCGTCCTCAGCACGGGACTTTCCGCCGAGAGGCTCACCGTCGCGGAGCTTCTGGAGGTTGTTCAAACCGCAGGCGACGCCCTTATTTCCGTTGGTGTTGAAGGCATAGAAGTTGATGGAAGCTCTGCCGTAGATGCCGGAGTACAGTTCGCTGGTATCGAGGATCGGCTGGCAGGAAGCATCCACGACACCGGGCTTCGTAGCGCTGTTGGCGTTGATGAAGTAGCAGCCTGCGTATGCCTCATCATCGGGGCGTTCCTCGTCGCCATCACGCAGCGGTGTCTTGATTGCCTTCAGCGGAGGGACGGTCTTGCCGTTACCCTTGAGCTTACCCTGACCTTCCTCATAAGCAGCCTTGATCGCAGCCTTGATCTTCTCAACGGTCACGGTATCGGACTTCGGAATGATGAGCGAAACGCTGTACTTCGGAGTGCCGCCGTTGATCGCCTTCGGTTCATTCACGATGAGGTAGCTGAAGCGAGTATTCTTGCCAGTAACGACCTTTGTGGGATTGATAATCTTTGCCATGTTAATCTTCCTCCTGAAAATCATTGATTGTCCATGCCGGACGTTTGTCCGACTCTGGTACGAGTGTGGGTTTGCCCTGCGGCTTTTCGATCAGGGAGCCGAGCAGGGTGTTGAACTTCTTGGTGCCGAGCAGCTTGGTCATTGCGGTAACACCCATGAGCTTCTTTTCATAGGGATCATAGCCTGCATCGGTGACAGCCGCTGCAACGGCATCAGGGTTTGTGTATCTGCGGTTGCTGCGTCCTTCCACGACCTTGAAGCCGGGGTACTGCTTTCCGCTGATAGCCTGTTCAAGCGCATAGGCTTTGACATCGTTCACCCAGCCGATGAAGGTGTCAGCGCGCTCAAGGATCATGCTGATCTCGTCATCGGCGAGTGTGTCCGGGACAGCAAAGTCATACTGCGCCATCTGGAGATTATATTCCGCCCGCTTGCGGCAGGTCGCCTTGATCTTGCAGAACTGACAGTGCTTTCCCGCGCTATAATCTCCCTCGCCCTTTGCCGCAAGTGCCGCAGCAGGGATAAGGACTTCCTCCGCCCAGCCGAGCAGTTCCTCCTTCGTGACCTCCGCAATGCTGACATTATCGCGGCGGGGCTGAAATATAATCATGCGGACGGTATTGATGTCGTACAGGGACTCAAAGAGATTGAGAGCGCCCAGCGCATACATCCGCATCTGGCTGTTGCCCTCGGCATCGACAAGAACGCCCAGACCGTATTTGAAGTCAATGACGGTCATAACGCCGTCGGCGACAACAATACAGTCAGCAGTGCCGAAGCTCTCAGCAACCCAGCGTGTGAAGTCGAGGCGCTGCTCGACCAATACCTGCGGATCGGGACAGGACTGCTTAGCTTCCTGCACCTGCTCCATGACGAATTCGCAGTAAGCGTCAGTGCATTCTGCCATTTCTTCGTCGAAGTACTCCAGATCGTCGGTGGGATCGCGCACCTTGAAGCCGAGTGCCTTCTTGACTTTGTACTCGCAGAGGGCGTGTGCGTCAGTTCCTTGCTGCGCGTAAGTGCTGCCGGTATCACCGCCCGCATTCTCCTTTGCGGAGGGCGGGCAGTTGATCCAGCGTTCGCTGCTGGACGGTGACAGAATCGCGTGTGTTCCGGGCATCACAATCCCTCCGCTTCTGCCAGCACAGCAGCATAGTCGCTTTCGGCGATATCCGAGAGCTTTGATGCACCGTACTTGGCGATCAGTTCTTTGACCTCCGCCGTCTTGCCGCTGCGGGAGATCTCCGAAAGACGGCTGCGGAGCTGCACGAAGGTGACAGTCTGCTTTTCAGGTGTCGGCTGTTCCTTCGGTGCTTCAGCTGCCTGCGGCTCGTCCTTATCGGGATCGTAGATTTCCTCGAACGTGTCAAGATAGGCGTTAGTTGTCTGCGACGAGAATTTCTGTAATGCAGCAGTAAGTGCATTCAGGGCGTTTACCAGTTCCATCATCGGATCCATTATGCTTGTCCTCCTTTGCCAGATTTTTTGCGAGTCTCTTTGACACCACAGAGATTGCCATCAGGGTGTCGATCAGTTCTTGGGTTTTCCTGTTCATGTGTCGTTCACCTCCCTTCACAACCCACTACAGGATCAAGGGCGTTTTGGACGAAACTTTTTCAGAAAAATTTTCCGAACTCGGATTCAAGCTGTCTCCGCACCTTTTCAAGCTGTGAGCGATAGGTGCTGCGCTTCAGATTGAGCTGTTCCAGACACTTTCGCTCGGACATATCTTCATCAAGGCTCATCTGACCGACGGTGATGGCTTCGGGCATCAGTTCTTTCAGCCGTTCGAGAAGCTGACGCATCAGGATCTTGTCGGTGACGATTTCTTCGGTATCAGATGTATCTGCGAAGGTGTCGCCGTGCATTTCCGTCTCATAATCGAGAGAAAGGTTGTCCCCTGCAGCACGGTACTCGCAGACGTCACAATCTCCGTCACACTTCCAAAGGTACTGCTTCGGGCAGCAGCACTGCCCATGATACTGGCGGCGGCTGCGGATACGGTTTGTTTCCGGTGTAATATTGGTATAGACTGTCTCAGAAACAGGAATCAGTGTAACTTTGTGTGGATCATTGGCATCACGCATTGGCAGGTAAAACTGTTTTGACATAAAAATCCTCCATTTGACTTGCGAATGGAGGAATCTCTACCGGCAAATGGGCATGACAAATCAGACCGCATTCCAGATGGATTACTCCATTCAGGATTGCAGCCGTCAGCTCAAATGACAGCCGTACATATTAACTTGTCCTGCCACAGACCGTTGAGCCACCGTTGATCACTCGGCGCAGTATGCAGCAGCAGACAGTTTCACGTCTTGTCCGGGACAGGTGTCTTTTATTACCACTGGAGATAACCAGCGGCATTGGACGATGTGCTTCTATAAAGGGGCAGAAAAGCGGGTTCATACAACAGGAAACCGTTGATTATTGGAAATTGTTCACGGAAAATTTACATCTGCCTTCCTGAAATACAGTCCAAGAAAGGTGTCAGATTATTAACCTCCGGACGATATTTTTTATAATGCCCTCCATAAATAGCTCCGAAACCCCGAAAAGTTGTACGCAAACGTGCAACTTTTTTGATATTACAAAATAAAATCTCTGTTTCAGCTAATACGAACAGGTGTTCAAAGATGCTTTTTGTCGAGAATGCGGGTAACAAAAAAGCCGACACGGACATTCAGATTTTCATCTGAATGCTCGCATCGGCTGAACTCACATTCGGCTCAACTCACTCGGAGCTTTTATTATTGCGTTGCGTCTCCATGTGTTTCTGCGCCTCACTGAGTTGTGCTATAAGATAGGAGATCGGAACGGTTTCATACTCATCTCTTTTCCCGCGTTTGACGGATAATGCGGGCTCTTCATTACTGTCCCAGCACAGTTTTCCCATCTTGATATGCGCCTGCGGCGTTTCAATAAAATTACCTTCGATCATATAAGACCTCCCTTTGTATTCTTGTTAGCTAAATAGCTAACACGCAAGGCTAAAAGACAGCGGACATAATGTCCGCTGCGCTGGTTTAATCGACTATAATATCATCCAGTGTAAATGTCGACTTTCTGACAAAACCCAGATTCCTTAGTCTGTTGAGAACCGCTTCATGTGACACATTGAAAATTGATGCCATTGCATTGAGGGCGTTGAAGACACCGATAGAATCGGTACCGAAATCATCAAGAACCGAAAGCACTGCAGTTTTCGGCATAAGAAAAGAGCCTGAGAACTGGTTTGCCTGCCATTCCATCCAGTCGTTATCAGTTTTTAGCTCCCGCTTTTTTGATGACGGCAGATCCATGCGGAGGCACTGCATAACCATTTCGTTTTTGACACCCCATAACCTGCGTATTAAAGCCAGTCTTTCAAAG